TTGCACGCATTCCATTGCGCAAGAGGATCACACTACTAACTGTTTTTGCCGACAGCTCAACGCGGTTTCACTGAGAAAACCTTAACATCTCGGTTTATTACTCTCCCCGGACGGAGGTCTTTTAAGGACTAGATAACCATATTGCTTTTAATTGACCGTGAGCATACACGACTCAGACAACGATGCCTTCTGAGCAGGCCAAATTATAAATACAAATTTAAGCGTGTTGGGCTTGAAGCCATCGATCACTATAATGTCTATACGTTTTACCTGGATAGGATATACCAAGCTCCAGGCACATAGCTTTTATTCGATCGGCTTCAAAGTAAAAACGCTCTATTCCATAATGATACCATTCCTGGTGAGCTTGTTCTAAATTAACAAGAAACTGAGAGTCTAAAGTCATACCCTCAGGATTATCTTTTGCAGGCTCACGGATCCAGTAGCACATGGATTGAATTGACGCTTCACTTAATGGCGCCTTAATATTTCCGCCCTCTTGACGGAATCTCCTTGCGAGAAACTCAACTTCCCCACGGTTCATGAAGTTTTCGGTGATTTCAGACTTATCGGGTTTAGTATACCTGTAGCCAAAAAATCGGAATACGAACTCAGCGTATTCGGGCATAGTGCAAAGTTTTTGAAATCGTTTGATTACACCAGCTAAATTATCGTCTCCATAAACTATGAGTGGCATCGCTTCTCGCCTACTATAATTTCCTAACTCCGGGTCGGTCTGTATATGTGATTGCACGACGTACCAGAAGAAGAAATTGAACGAAATAACGTTAACAAAAGAATTGAAAATCCCCGTAGGCCATTGACCCGAAGGGTTGCTAAACGATAAATCATAGACTTCTGACACTATCACCAAAATAGGGCCTACACAAGAAAGACAAGCGGCTTGAACATACCGATAACTCTTGGACTTCTTGGATAGACGATAAAATGGGAGGATGGCATAACTAAATAACTTAGCTGCCCAAGGATTAATTCCCGTGTCAAAAGACTCTCCATCTCCAGCTATAATTTCCAGAGCTAAATTGTCTAAAATCTTGGAAAACAAAAGTTTCCAATCAAATGCATGTACGTTTGTTCCGATAGCGACATCGGAACTAGCGCGACACCTTTTCATTTCAGACACTATAGCCCCTAGACACATAACATGGAACAACAACATTGATAAAGATCCGATAGAAAACAATCTAGGTTTCTTCGGATCAGGTCGAGGTTCGTCCTTAAGACATCCAGCTACTACATTCCGCGGTAATTCACCACGGTCTACAGCATCAAATATCCCTTGGACGAGAATCTTAAGTAAAGGATGAATTTCCCTAGTGTCGGAATTCCAAAGATCTTTTCGAGAACGCGCTTTCGGTATCACGCATTCCACATCATAACCAACGGCAGTACTACTGTCGAGGCCATCCCAGATCCCAGGAATTCCGAACACGGCTTCTTCTAAAGTCCAAAGCCGAATTCTAGCTAAATCCATTTCTCGAGGAAAAAATCCCTCGAATGCAATTTGAGGATAATGTTTTGCAAGGTCTTTCATCCACGCTGGCATGGGTCTCGGAGGTGCCCGAGACAACTTTTCCAACGC